GTTTGGATAGGGTGGACCCAACAAAAACAACTTTCGTTACAGAGGGTCCATTTGATTCTCTTTTCCTAGATAATGCGGTCGCAATGGCTGGCAGTGATATAGATAAATCATTTTTTAAAGACTTCTATGATGTAGTTTTTATATACGACAATGAGCCCCGAAATAAAGAGATAGTGAAAAAAATCGAAAGTGCTATTGATACCGGATTTTCGGTGTTTGTATGGCCAGAAAAGATTAAAGAAAAGGATATAAATGATGTTATTATGTCGGGAATTGGCAGTTCGGAATTACAGAGCATTATAAGTAGAAACACCCATAAAAGTTTAGAGGCAAGACTCAAACTCGCATCTTGGAAAAGATGTTAAATTACCCACAAAAAAGAGGAAAATAGATGTTAAAATTAGTCAATACTGTTAAGGATTCCGATGCCAGAAATGTGATGTCTCAGGCAAAATTTTATGAGTCATATTCGCGCTGGTTGGAAGATGAAGAAAGATACGAAAGTTGGGATGAGTCGGTTACGCGAGTCATGAACATGCATCGTGATTACTATAAACACACAATGTCACCGGAATTAAATTTATTGATTGATGAGGCAGAGGCCGCATATAAATTGCAATATACATTGGGTGCTCAGAGGGCATTACAATTTGGCGGCGATCAACTACTGAAACATCAGATGCGTATGTATAACTGCACATCTTCCTATGCAGATCGTGCGGCATATTTTCAAGAATTGTTTTATATTTTGTTGTGTGGTGCCGGCGCGGGTTTCTCCGTACAAAAACACCATGTTGCAAAAATTCCAGATATCAGTGAGCGCAAAAAACAAGCAAAAGGCTGGAAAGTGGAAGATTCGATTGAGGGTTGGGCAGACGCTCTTGGTGTTTTGATGTCATCTTATTTTGTTGGTGGGGGAACTTTTCCAGAATTTGAAGGCCGAAAGGTATACTTTGATTTGGCAGAAATTCGTCCACAGGGCGCTGAAATTTCTGGTGGATTTAAGGCCCCAGGCCCAGAACCGCTCCGCAAGGCCCTTGATAAGATTGAACACTTATTGCAATCCTTAGTCTTAGCAGGCAATACAAGACTACAACCTATACACGTTTATGATATATCAATGCACGCCGCTGACGCCGTTCTAGCAGGTGGTGTGAGGCGCTCTGCGACTATCTGTTTGTTTTCTCCCGATGACGAAGAAATGATGGTTGCCAAAACTGGTAATTGGTTTATTGAAAATCCACAAAGAGGTCGATCAAATAACTCAGCAGTCATTGTGCGGGAAGAGATTACTAAAGAACAATTTTCTAATTGTATGAAATCTATCAAAGAATTCGGAGAGCCAGGATTTTACTTTGTAGATAACACAGAACACACCACAAATCCATGTGTCGAAATTGGCATGTATCCACAGATAGACGGTGAGAGCGGTTGGCAGGGGTGTAACCTTACCGAAATCAATGGTGGTAAGTGTACCACTAAGGAAGAGTTCTTTAAAGCCTGTCGCGCTGGTGCAATTCTAGGGACGTTGCAGGCAGGATATACAGACTTTAAATATCTTTCAGAAACTTCGAAGAAAATATTTGCCCGCGAAGCGTTGCTTGGTGTGTCGGTAACTGGTTGGATGAATAATCCAGATATTCTATTAGACGGAGATGTTCAGCGACAGGGTGCGGAAATTGTCAAAAAAGTCAATAAAGAACTTGCCCAGTTGATCGGAATTAATCAGGCAGCACGAACAACATGCGTCAAACCGTCTGGCAATGCATCTGTGTTATTGCAGACTGCATCTGGTATTCATGCGGAACACTCTCCGAAATATATCAGACATGTGCAAATGAACAAGGATGCAGAAGTTGCTCAGTTGATCGCCCAGTCAAATCCTTACATGGTCGAAGAAAGTGTCTGGTCGACTAGCCGCACAGACTATTGTATTGGTTTCCCTGTAATTTCGCCAAGAGGATCGTTGTATAAAGAAGATCTGTTTGGAACTGATTTGTTGGAAAAGGTACAACTTGTTCAACAGAATTGGGTTGAGCATGGTACGAATGTTGAATTGTGTGCCGATCCGACAGTTCGTCATAATGTTTCTAATACTGTTACAGTACCGGCATCGCAATGGAGTAAAGTAGAAGATTATCTGTTCGAAAATAAAGAATATTTCGCAGGCGTTTCATTTCTGTCTGGTTCTGGCGACAAAGATTACCATCAGGCCCCTATGACAGAGGTCTTAGAAGAAGATGAGATCGTTGCAAAATATGGCCGCGGCGCAATGTTTGCTGCGGGGTTGATTGTCGATACTCGCAAGGGTTTTAATAACTTGTGGGAAGCAACATCGATCGCACAAATGTCTGTTGAATATCAGGGTGAAATTTCTGACTTGCGGGCAGAGTGGATTCGCCGATTTAAAAAGTTTGCAGATAACTATTTCTTGGGTAGCACCAAAGAAGCTGAATATTGTCTCAAGGATGTTTTCTTGCTGCATAAGTGGACAAAGATTCAACAAAATCTTTCTCCGATTGATTTCAATTCGCAATTGGAAACTAAAAAGTTTACAGATATTGATACAATGGGTGCGGTCGCATGTCAAGGTGGGGAGTGTGAAATCACTTTTTAAAAAATTAAGTATCCTATATATGATGAATTTATATAAAGGATACTTAAATGGAAATGATAGGTTGTAATATTTGCGCCGGAGAATTTTCTATCGAAACGCATAACAGCGAAGATATTCGTTTTTGTCCCATATGCGGAGAGCCTCTTGAAGATTACCTAAATATAGGTGAAGAGGTTGATATGGATGATGACGAATGGTTAGAAGAATAGGCGGAATTGATTATAGTTTAACATGCCCAGCGGTATGTATATACACAGGCGAGGAAAAGGATTTTGAGTTTGCAAACTGTAAAGTTTTCTTCCTCGCCACACAGAAAAAATATGAAGATTTTAAGTATAAAAATCTCGAAGGTTCTTTACAAATAAAAAAATACTCTATAGCCGAAGAACGGTACGACTTTATATCTGACTGGGCTATGGATATTCTCATATCAAATGAGATTGAAAATGTCGCGTTAGAAGATTATAGTTATGGCTCGCAAGGTAAAGTGTTTCACATCGCAGAGAATACCGGATTGTTAAAATGGAAAATGTGGCAGTCTGAAATAGAGTATAAGTTGTTGCCTCCCACAGTTATAAAAAAGTTTGCGACCGGAAAAGGAAATGCAAACAAAGAAAAAATGTATGAATCATTTTTACAAGAAACTTCAAGAAATTTGCAGGAAGAACTTGTCATTAGGTCTGAAAAGATTGGCAACCCCACATCTGATATAGTGGACTCTTATTATATCTGCAAAATGGCACTATTATAAATAAAGATAAAAAGGAAAGAAAAATGAAAACTTTTAAAGAATTGCGCGAAGAATTGAATGCCTCTGATGAACTCGACGAGGGTATTGTTTCTAAAACTTTGACCGGATTGGTTGACAAGGGATTGCATAAAGTCCTAGACAAAATTGAAAAAATGACAGGTAAACATGTTGGGTTTGTGCAAAAGTCATCAGTACCATCAGCCGGTACTGATCGTGGTAATGAGTATGTGAAATTTAAAAAAGAGGCAGAAGGGTTTCACCGTAAAGCAAAAAAACAGTGGACGTACTCAAAAAGAGAAGTTGGAGATTCATTTAAGTATTATGGTGATGGAAAAATACCGACAGAACAAAAAGAAATGGTTAGTGATCTGCAAGCAGAGATGCAGAAAATCATAGACATGCATACACAATTAGAAAAAATGATGCAAACTACTGGAAATTCTCCAAAGTATCAAAGAACAATGGAAAAACTAGACCGTGATACGAGTAGAGTTTTTAAAGAAATTGCAAAAGTTACTGAAAGAGGCGATGCTAGATATCGGGCGATGCAGGGTATGGGCAATCTCGCAAAAGCAAAGAAAATGACACATAAAACTCCAGGCCAAATAAACCCTATAAAATTCAGAGCATATGCAAATGTGGGCGAAGAAAAAAGTTTTAGTGAATTCAAAAACGAACTGAAAAAAAATTAAAAATAATACT